AAGGGCGTGATCGGCAGCACCGGATTGGCTGCGGTGAATACATTCTCCACCAGTCCGCCCACCAACGTCCCCAGCGGCTTGATTGCCGCCTTGAGCGCGATGTCGGCAAAGCTGCGGGCGATCTCGCCCAGCAGGCTGCGGAACGAACGTCCATCCACCAGCGCCCCGCGAAAGGCGCTCGAAATCGAGCGCGCCACGCCATCGGCCAGTTCGCCAATCCGCTCCAGCTCGGTCGAGACCGCGCCGAGCTCGCCGCGGAAATCACCTTCAAAAAGATCATCTGCGATCGGGAAACTGCGCCATCAGCGCCTCCAATTCCTGGCGCCCCAGCGGTCCCGCGCGCTCGCCAACCAGCGCGCTCCACGCTGAAGCCAGTTCGCGCGGTGTCATGGTCCAGAAGTCGCGCGGTGACAGCCGCAGCACACCCAGTCCGAAGCCCATTGCGTCGCCCCAGGGGAACGGGTTCATGCCGGCTCTCCGAAGGTCACCCGCAACAGCCGCGCCGCGATCTCTGCCGCGCCCTTGAGCCCGCCTTCGATGGTCAGCCGTGCCAGATCGTCATCGGTGACCGTGTTTCCGCCGCCGCGTAGACCCGCGCCCAGAATCGCCGTCAGGTCCCGGGCCGAAATCCGCCCTACCTCGAAGCGGTCGGCGAGCCCGACGAGATCCCCCGCCTGCAGCCGCGCTTCGAGTTCAGCCAAGGCGCCCAGCGTCAGGCACAGGATCATCCGCTCGCCGCCAATGACGGCGTCGATTTCACCCCGTTGGGTGTTCGCCATGCTTGTTCTCCCATTAAAAGGCGGCTCAGATCGCCGCGAAACTCACTTCGCCCGCACTTTCGAGCGCTAGGTCGAAAGTGACTTCCCCGGCATGATCCGCCGAAAACTCCAGCGCCACGATCTGGAAGGGTCCTTCGACGATGCCGAAGTCGGGCAGCACCAGCTGCCAGCGCCTTATGGTGCCACCAAAGAAGAGCACCCTTATCTGCGCGTCGGACGCCTGGTCCTTGAAGACGCCGGCGCCCGAGAGGGAGGCACGCTTAACCCCGCCACCGGCCAGCAATTCCCGCCACCGCCCGGCGCTCTCGGCGTCGGTCGTGTCCACCGTTGCAGCATTGAGTGCCAGCGCCGCGTCCGCAGCCCGGCCACCGTTAAAAAGCTGCCCGCGCCATCGGCGTCGAGCTTAAGCAACATGTTCTTCCCGCTCTGCGCGGCCATCGATCTCTCCTCTTATTGGGGACACCCCCACCGCCCCCCAAGGGGGAGGAGCATTCCGGGTGCAGGCCTCAATCTCCCAGCAAACTCCGGCAGGTTCCTCCCCCTCCCACGGGAAGGCTAGGTGGGGGTCGCCTCAGGTGCCCGCTTCAACCTCACTCATCACCCGCAAGCTCACCGCCGCCCGCGCCCAGCCGGTCCTGCTATCGATCACCGTATCCGTCCGCACATGCTCGACCGAGCTCACCACCAGCCCCGGCACACCCAGCGCAAGCGCCACCGCCACCACCCCTTCGGCAATTTCGAGCGCCGCCCGCCGGCTCGGCTGGTCACTCCAGCAATGGAGCAGCAGGCGGTGTTCGTGGCCGGGCACAAGATCGGCGTCACGCTGGATCAGGTCATGATGGGCGAGCACCAAATAAGGCGGTTTCCGGCCCTTGGGTGGGGCATCGAACACCCCCTGTCCGATCAGCGACGTCAGCACCGCATCGGCCCTGAGCGCACCCACCAGCGCATCCTGCAGCAACACGACTGGATGCATCGCTTACCCCGTGTAGCTGGTTTCGCGGCAGGCGCAGCTGAGATAGGCGCAGCGCCCGTTGAGATCGCTCGCGCTCACCACTTCCAGATTCCGCCCGCGATAGACGATGCGGTCCCCCGGTGAGACGTCGCGCCGAAAGCGCAGCACCACCGAATGGGAGATCGCCACCACGCGACCGTCGCCGTCGGTGGCCTGCCGCCCGGCATGGCTGCGCACCCGTGCCCAGAGCTGGGTGATCGGCACATAGAGAGCCGCATGCCCGCCGCCTACCTCATCCACCAACTCGCGGCGTTTGAGTTCCACCCGGTCGGTGAGCGTGCCGATCGGCGGCACTTTCTCGCTCAAAGCCGCACCACCTTGTGCCGGGCGATCAGCCGGTCGAACCCGGAGGGCACCACCGCCCCCGAGCCAGCAATAATCACCGCGTCGCGATGCTCATGCCAATGCGCCACCAACGCCAGGATCGCCTGGCGCATATCGGCAGGCACGTCTTCAGGTTCGGTGCCGAAGCCGGCGACATAGTCGATCTCGATGCCATGGCGCTGGCGTTGCACCGGCATGCCCGCAATGGTCGGGGGGAGGAGCAACCGATCCGGTTCGGCCAGGAACTGCGCCAGCGGCACCGCATGGCTCACCCCCGCCTCGTCCACGGCGTTGATTTCGCTCAGTGCGATAAAGGGGCTCACCGGCAGCTTGACCGCGCCGCTCTCGGGCCAGTCGTCGAGCACCACGCGCCAGCTCTGCGCCAGAAGCGCCCGCCCGGTGACCCCCTCAACATGCAGACGCGCGGCACCGATCAGCGTGGCGATGAGCCCGTCCTCGGCCCCATCATCCACCTTGAGGAACGCCTTGGCCTCGACAAGCGAAACCGGCTCCTCCGCGGGTCCCGCGAGAAGATAGGATATCATCTGTTTTGCTTTCTGTTTGTTGGAGCGGGCTCACCCCCGCCCAGCCTACCCTTCCCGTGGGAGGAGAAGAGAGGCACCGACTTCGCGACAACCGCGATCAGTCCCTCCCCCTCTCAGGGGGAGGCTAGGTGGGGGTCCCTCTAGGATGCCGCCGCAAACTGGCTTTCGTCAGCCTGCGTCAGATGGAGTGGAGGGCCGAGCACCGGAGCGGAGCGTACATTGAGTACGTGAGCACCGGAGCAGGCCCTCCGCTCAAGCTGGCCAGGATCACGAAAGTCAGGAGGCGGCGAACTTCAGCAGCTTGATCGCGTCATAATCCGCAATCCCGCCGCCCACGCGCTTGGTCGTATAGAACAGCACATAGGGCTTGGAGCTGAACGGGTCGCGCAGGACGCTCACGCCTTGCCGGTCGACGATCAGATAGCCGCGCCGGAAATCGCCGAACGCCACCGACATCGAATTGGCCGCGATGTTGGGCATGTCCTCGGCTTCGACCAGGTCAAAGCCCATGAACTTGGCCCGCCCATCGGCGCTCGCGGCGGGCTGCCAGAGATAATTGCCGTCAGCGTCCTTGAGCTTCCTTACCGTGCCCTGCACCTTGCGGTTCATCAGCCAGCTGGCATTCTGCCGGTAGCCGGCCTTGAGCGCATAAACGAGGTCGATCAGCACGTCGCTGGCATTGGCACCCGGCAGCGCTCCGGCGGCACCCGTCGCCACATAGCCCAGATTGCCCCAGCTCCAGCCCGCCTCCGGCACCGTGGTGGCCGTCAAAAATCCCTTGGGCTTGTTGACGCCATCGCCGGTGACGAAGGCGGTGGTCTCCTGCGCGGCAAAGGCGGCGTTGACCTCATCGGCAATCCACTGCCCCACATCCACTGCGGCATCGTCGAGAAAGGCCGAAGTCGCCGCCGGCATGGCGTAGAGCTCCATGGTGGGGTAGCTCAGCTCAGCTAGGGTCTGACTCGCGGTGGTTGGCCGCGCCGCCGTCTCCCCCACCCAGCCCACCGCCGGTCCGGTAACCGAGATCGGGCGTTTATAGACACTGCCCGAGACCTGCCGCACCCCGGCAATGGAGCGGATCGGCGACACCGCACTCATCAGCCGCGTGATTTCGGCCTCGGTCTCGCCGGGCACCACGAAGCCGCCATCGGCATTGACGCCGCTCGACAGCGCCTTTTCCTCGCCACGCTTCACATAAGCCGAGAACGCCTCCTTGTATTCGCCATCCGGCAGTGCCCCCTTGCCGTCCAGCACGGGGCGGTTGCGGTCGGCCAGGGCGCGGTCCATCGCGGCCTTCTGCCCGTCGAGCACGGCGTTCAGCCGGTCGAGCTTGCCTTCGAGGAGACCATCGGCGCTGCCGCGTTTTTCCAGCTCGCCCAGGCGCTGGTCGTTGGTGGCCTTGAACTCCTCGAAGGCGCGCGAAAAATCGGCGAAGAGCGCGGCAATATCGCTCCCCGCGCCGGCCTTGGTCTCAAGGCCGTCACTGGTCATGTCCATGAAGCTATCCTTATGACTTGCGGATGGTCTGGGTCGCCGCCGCAATGGCCGCGCCGGTTCGAAGCGATGACGGCGCGATCCGCGCGTCTTCCATCATCGGAAAAGTGACGATCGAAACCTCATAGAGGTCGATCTCGTGGAGGCGCCGGTGCCCCGTCCCCGCTTCGCGCGTCGCCCGCACGGTGCGAAAGCCGATCGAGAGCCCGTCGAGCGCGCCGGTTTCGATCAGCCGCCGCAGCGCATCGGCCCGCGGCACGCCTGGCACCAGCCGTCCGGCGACGAAGAGCCCGTGCCGGTCCTCGCCTAGCGCCTCCCATTGTCCCACCACTTCCTTGGGGTCGTGCTGGAAAAGGAGGCGAATGCGGCCGCGTCTATTGGTGAGGCTCTGCCGAAAGGCGCCGGGCAGCACCATATCGCCGCCGGCATCGAGCCGGTTGAACACGCTGGCATAGCCCGAGAACCGCCCTTCGGCATCGATGGGAATGGCCCCCCTCACGGCTTGCCCACCGGCTTGGGCGGCTTGATGCCCCCCTTTATCGTCGCCAGCGTTCCCGCCAAATTCCAGGCAAACTGCCGGAACGTCTGCTGCGCCACGACCCGAGTGTCCTTCTTGCCCATGGGCTTCAATCCCGCTTGTTGAACAATTGGTTGAGGGTGGCGATCTCCTGCACGAAGTCGTTGAAGCGCCGGTTCGCCCCCGCCAGCTCCTTGAGGCTCCACACGAGCAAGCCGCTCGCCCCGCTCGCCCACAAAAACAGGGCCAGATGCGCCAGATCCCCCCGCTCGATGACGGATTTTGTCAGCTCGTCCATGGTGTTGATCCTTTCTCCGCGCGCGCCCAGGTCATCCCCGCGCAGGCGGGAACCTCTGTTCGGTCTGGCGGCAACAGGGTTCCCGGTCCCGCGGCAATGACGCCGGGAGCTTCAAAGCCCCAGCATCGCCCGCTTTTCCACGTCGCTTAGAAACTCCGCCGCTCCCACCCGCGCCCAAAGTGCCGCGCGATCCTCCGCCAGTGCTTCCACCGCATCGAAATCCGGCTCCACCCTGGCGCCGTCGAAGGCGGGCCCCAGCCAGCCGGTCAGCTCATCGGCCACCCGCACCACCAGGGGGATCAGCGTCTGCCGCCAGAGCGCCCGGTTGGCCTCGGCGAGGTTGGCATAGGTGTTGTCGCCGGGAATGCCGAGCAGCATGGGCGGCACCCCGAAGGCCAGCGCGATCTCGCGCGCCGCGGCGTGCTTGGCCTCGATGAAATCCATATCGCGCGGTGTCAGCGCCAGCGCCTTCCAGTCGAGCCCGCCTTCAAGCAGCATCGGCCGGCCAGCATTGGCCGCGCCGGAGAAGTTCTCCTCGAGCTCGCTCTTGAGCCGCTCGAACTGTTCGGCTGACAGGCTCGCCCCGCCCGCCTGGTAGACCAGCGCGCCGCTGGGCCGCGCTGCGTTGTCGAGCAGCGCCTTGTTCCACTGGCTGGCCGCGTTGTGAATGTCGAGGCTGGTCTGCGCCGCCGCCAGCGGCGCCATGCCGTAGTGGTCGTCCATGGGGTGGAACAGCGCCAGATGCAGCACCTGGGCCACCGGCCCACTGTCCTGGCGCAGCCGTACCGTCCGGCCGCCAGCAGTATAGTCATAGGCCTCCGGCCAACCATCGGCGCCGGCCACCACCTGCACCCGGTCGGGCCGCAGCCCAAACAGCGCGAGCACCTCACCATCGACGATGCCGGCCTGCAAAAAGGCATTCCCCGCCGTCTGCAGATAAGCATAGACGGCCTCGAGCATTTCCCCGCCCGATTGCCGCCCATCGGGCCGGGCGAGCAGCTGCTCCAGCGGATGGTTCTCCACCCGTTTGCCGCCTTCTGTGATGCGCAGCGGCACCCGGGTTGCCGTCTCGGCGATCAGCCGCACGCAGCGGTAGACCACCGGATTGCGCTGAAAGCCTTGGTTGACGAGACTGGCAAAGCCCCGCTGGCTCCAGTTGGCCGCGCCCAGCTGGCTCAGCGTCACCAGGCTATGGCCGGCAAAATCCTTGCGTTCGGGCACGGCTGAGCGCCCGCTGCGAAGGCGGTTGAACCAGTTCGGCATGAGGGAAACCTCGTTCGCCCCGCTACTGGGGCACCAACAAAAAAGCCCCGGCTAGTGCCAGGGCTCGGTCAATTCGGCGATGATGCGTTTCTACTCGGCCGGGTGGTGCCCGTGCCGGTGGCGCAGCTCGCGCATATGCAGCCACGCGCCGCCCCAGCCGATGGCCACCACGGCCGCCGGCATGACCAGAAAGGCGAAAATCTCGATGAAGCTCATGATTTCAGTCCTCCAAGGACGAACCTTGCCCCCAAATGTAGGGCAACCGCGGCCAAAAGCCAAATCACGCCGCCCAGAGCAAACGTCCAGGGCGTGACCGCCGTTCCCGATGCGCCATAGATGACAGCGGCGATCGGCGCCAAGAGCCCCACCGTCACGCAGGCTGTCGAGCCCCGGTCGAGTGCATTGGCCAGCAATTTGGTGCGTTCGTTTTCCACCAGACTCATGAGTTCACCCTAGCAGCCGCTCCATATCGGCACCACCTAGAGCCCGCGAATGCGGGGACGCCGCTCTTCCAGCACCAGCTCGGTCAAAGCCCAGACCAACGCATCCACGCGGTCAGGCGAATGCCCGCCGCTGCGCCCATCGGCGCCAAAGGCACACATCTCGTCTTCCAGCACCACGAGCCCCGCCGCATGCTGCACGAGTCCCCGCGCATAAAGCGCCGCCACCGGTTCGGCCCGCAGCCACTTGCCGCGCGTCGCCCGTACTGTTCGCACCGGCACCGCCGGATCCACCTGCGCCAGCACCGAGCGAACCAAGTCACCGCCCTGGTTCACCTCGACCACGATGGCGTCGGCACTGTGGGCATGAAAGGCACGAACCGCCCGTCGGGCCCAGTCGAGCGGCGCGGCCTGACGCAAGGTCGCATCCTCCAGCACCACTGCCCCCTCGCCCAGCCGCCCCGCCACGATGATCCCGCAGGCGTCCGAGCGTTCCGTGCCGGTCACCGGCGGGTCCACCGCCACCACGATGCGCCTGATTTCGCCGCCGTCGAACGGCCGGAACATGCTGCGTTGCCACAGCGCCCCGGGCAGCTGGGGACGTTCATCGGGTGGGTGAACACGCATCAGCCCACTCTCGCCTTTCACCATGATAGAGATTGCCTCGGTCATGGTTTCCCCGACCAGGGCAATCGGGGTCACACCCTCCTCTACCAA